AAGGTACCAACCACCTTCAGATTGTCATGATCCTTATGAACCTCAGCACAGTCATGTGCAATGGCCGAGTGCTTATCCTGATACTGCTCTAATAAATCTTGTTCTATACCTAAATCAGGTGTCTCTGCGTTTACATCAACTAATAACTGGTTCATCTCCTTCTGGAGTGCCTTAACCTCATGATTATTAGCATTTATCTTATCTGCATACACCTTCAACTCTGTTATCTGCTTGTGTCCTCGGTTAAGTGAATCAGTGATGACATTCAAACCTTCAATAAACCTCTTCTGCCTTGCCTGTGCACCGTCTATCATCACAGTCTTATCAGATACTACCTGATTACAAGTAGGACACTCATCATTCTCCCAATAGAACTTTAAATCCTTCTCAGCCTTGTCCAAATTACCCTGTATCTTAACCCTCATATCCCTCATGTCATCATACTCTTTCTGTATGTCCTGCATTCGGGAGATCTTCTTGGTAAATTCATCTACCTCATCATGATTTTCATTAATCCTACTATCAATCTTACCAATACGCTTCTGCATCTTCTCTTTATGAGATGAGCTCATCATCTCCATATTAGAAATGGTCTTCTGTTGAGATGATACATTACTCTCTGCCATTGCTAGCTGATGATCACAATCCTTAAGGGTCTCTCTCGCATCTTTCATACGATCCTTAAGGATGTTATTCATTCTTGAGAAGATCTGGATGTCGAGTAGATCTTCGATAACTTCTCTCCTGACACTTGCTCCGAGTTGCATGAATGGGACAAATGTGGATGATCCGAGGATGACGACTTGTGTAAAGGACTTGAAGTTGAACTTGAGAATTGATTGCTCCAAGTATTTTTGAGTGTCCTTCTGAGCAGCCTCTTGGTCAAGGAGGTTACCGTTTCTATAAATTTCAAATACATTTGGTTTGATGCCCCTAATCACATGATAATTTGTACCGCCTATACGGAATTCTATCTCTACTGATGTCTCTCTTTCATTAATACTGTTAACTAACTGACTCTTACTGATCTTCCTGAATGGTTTATTGAACAAAACAAAGCACAGAGCATCTAACATAGTAGACTTCCCTGCACCGTTGGGTCCTATAACCAAATGGGATTGAGAATCAGTAATATTCACCTCTGTGAAAGAGTTCCCTGTAGATAAGAAATTCTTCCAACGAATCTTTTCAAATATGATCATTCAATCTTGTGGTGGTGGTATAACAAAGTCATCAGGACTGATGAAACTGAATGCATATCCATGCATTGTGCAGTTTTCCTTCACTTGATCCTCTTCTATCTCTTGCACAGCAAGTTTACGAGGATAGTTGTCGGCTCTCAGCATTTGATAATAACGTACAGCATCATCCTTGTCAAGAAATATCTGCACAACACGTTCCGTATGGTTATCATCTCTTACAGCATACACACCACCAGTCTTTTTGTCCAGTAGCACAAACATTAGACCTCCGCAGCCTCCATGTATAGTGATTTTAATATTTTAAATATTCCTTCTTTGTTTTCAAATTCAGAAACACATTGCTCAAGTATGGTCAATGTATCCTCCATCTCAATATCATCATCTACATCATCCAATTCATATGACATGTCCTCAATGATCTTAAGGTCTGCTAGATCAGCAGCCTGTAGTCTACGAACTATGCTATCAAATTTAACTTGATCCTTCTTCTCCTCTACTATAACCTTCACATACATTCCGTCAAGATCTTTGAGTTGTTTAGGTGTTAAATTTAATTCATCGTTGTAATATATTTTATGGAATGTCTTGAAGGGGTTCTCATAAAATTTTAATCCCTTATTATTTAGAATATGAAACCCTCTTTTTGATCCATAATCATTCCAATATAGCTGACAAGGGTTACCTAGGTATCTAATGTTACCCTTACTACTCTTGAAATGGAAGTGCCCAGAGCACACCATATCAAACTTCTTTAATAGGTTTGGGTCATCACCATGATCCATAGTGAAACCAGGTATCGGATCGAAACCATTCAATTCAAAATGACCCATACAATACTTAGCATCGGTATCTCTGATTGCTTCCATACATGCGGTACGGTTTTCATCACAGATCCAAGGGATAAGCATCATCTTCTTACCACCTATAACCCTCTCACCTGGACAATAAATGATCTCAATATTATCAAACTCCCCAAGAAGAAGCTCAGGGGAATTAACACGGAGAGTATTTTTGTAATAGATGTCATGGTTACCTAGTAGTATTGTCTGTTTGATGCCCCTATCTTGCAAGGGTCTGAACCACATGTCCTTTGCTGCCTCTAGGGAAGAGAAGTTAACTGCCTTCCTCCTATCAAAGGTGTCTCCAAGATTTAATATCTCGGTGATACCTTCCTTATCGATAAGAGGTAGTACTGTTTCTGTGTAAAACTTACGGTACCTCTCAACATAATGTATGTTGTCATTTCTAACACCAAAATGTTGATCAGTTATAAGGAGTACCTTACTCATACTAAATTTCCGTTAAAGTTTATACTAATTGCTTGTCGTTTATTGGTTGCCCGATTGGTCTTATGACGTATCCAGCCAGGAAATAAGAGGAAATCTCCAGTCCTTGTTGGCACGGGTTCAGATATGATAGCATCACCCCAGTCTTTTTGCAACGGGGTCAGCCTACGTACATAATCTAATGGATCACACAGGCATATATCACCACCCTCATCCTTCTCCAGATAGTATACGGATGCTACATGACATCCTAACCTACCATTACAATGGGAGTGCTCACCAGTAAAATCATTATAGGTATGCCAATTGGACCACGAAGCAGTAGGTTTGATCTCAGCAGGTGCATAACCTAAATCATTATCCCAATACTGTATCACAGATTCTGTCATCTGTCCTACCAACTCAGCAACTTGAGGTACTTCCTCATGTAAAAACATACCTAGCTCACCTGTTGACTTACCAGTCTCAGATGCCCACTTACCTTTCTTACAATCTTCAAGTATAGTTTTTAATGCTTCAAATAAACCCTCTGGAGGATCAATATGGCCCTTCAAAACTGGGACTGGGAATAGATTTAATGTCTGGCTCATCGAATAATACCTCATTCATGTACATGTCTGCATACTCTTTATCAAACCAATGCTCTAGTATGCCTCTGGTCTTATCATTCTTCTTCTGACTCTGACAATACCATGTCTGGTCATCGATCCTCTTCATAACATCGACCCAGAAGGTATCTCTTTTGGCATTCAATACCTCTTGACGATACTGATTGAGATAGTGTAGCACAATACAATAGAAGTTTGCCATGTCTTCATCTTCTTTCAGACTTGTAAACTTACAGTATGGTGAGAAGATCTCATCACCCCACAGTGGTAGTGGTCTTTTACCACTGAAACTAACCTTATTACTAATATCTCTAATATTATTATAGAAAGTCTCAGTCACACCGTGCACAGGTGACACATCAACTATAGCAGCAGTCACTGTCTTATCATTAGCAACGATGTCACACCCAAATATAGGTAATTTATAATGGACATCAGGAAATAATACGCAGTGTAGTATCCTCATGTCATTAATCTCTGCCAACTCAAGGTGCATCTTCCTTAAGACAGGATTCTTATACATCGTATTCTTAATGGTCAACTTACCCTTACTTACTTCAGGGATAGGACTCACCATCTTCTCAGCATCAGGGAATTCCTGCATAGTATATGATAGCAGCAATGCTATATCCTGTACTAAATCATTCTGCATAACTAAAAAAGAATTCCTTGATTATTTCTTCTGACTCTTCTTTACCAAAGGCACTACCCAGATACCCTGAGATAGGGTCCAACCGTATCATATAACTATCAAAGTCCTTATAGAAACTAGTGTCCTCCTCAGTAGGTTTAGTTTCCTCTATCATCTCCTTATAAAGTGACAGATAATATTTGAATGTAGGTAGGAATGTATCAACACCATCTGCCTCACAGTATCTTACAAATATATTGTTAGAGAAATGATTACCTGGTTCAAAGAAGCGATACTTCTCTGTTGTCTTAGGTAATGGTGGCACATCTAGAAGATAATTCTCTGTTGGATGTTGGAAATCAAATACTATTATGACCTTCTTGTCACTGAATCCCATCAAGTCCATACCAAAACAAGGGACTATAGTCTCACCTACCTTTGGTGTCTTAGGATATATGATGTTGTTGTGTATATTAAGCTTCTTTCCGTCCCATATATCTACATGCCTAGACTTAAGGAAATACTTACCACTGTATAGATCAGCAGTTAACTTAGTGCCTTTCTTATTCTCCCACGTTGCATGATTAGATTCAAACTTTAGGTCAGGGAACACGTCAAAGACTGCCGACCTATAGCCAGCCCATAAATCAGTCATCAGTTTCTCATATTAGTTTCGATACGACCCTTGATGCTATTCATCTCGGAGTGGTCATCCTTACTATCTGAGTGGAAGACTGCTTCATATCCACTCTTCTCTATTAACTTGTCTCTTATATCCATCTGACGCTTCTCTTTAGCAATACGTCTGAGAAATGCGTAGTATATTATCTGTGTGAAATAAGCAAAA